GGTTTTGATGACAGATTGGACGGAAACCGAGCTGTCGGCGCTACGCCGTGCCTATGCCAGCGGCACGACCAGGGTCAGCTATGATGGAAAGTCCGTCGACTACGGCTCGGCCGAGGACCTGCTCGCCCGAATCCGCACCATCGAGCGGGCCATTGCGGGCACCAAGCAACCGTTGCCAATCGCCGGGCTCGCGGGCTTCTCGCGCGGGGATCGCTGATGTCGGCGAACTGGTTCGACCACGCGATTGCCTCGGTGGCACCACGCGCTGCGGCACGGCGCATCATGGCTCGCCAGGCGTTTGAAACCTTGACGCGTGGCTATGATGGCGCGGCGAAGGGACGCCGCACCGAAGGTTGGCGTGCGCCGGGAACTTCCGCCGATACCGAGGTTGGCGTCGCCGGGGCGCTCTTACGCGACCGGATGCGGGATCTGGTGCGCAACAATCCGCATGCGGCTAAGGCCGTGGCGGTGCTGGTGAACAACATCGTTGGCGCGGGCATCATGCCGCGTGCCGCCAGCGGCAATGACAAGCTGGACCGCAAGGTCGATGCACTGTTTGGGCAATGGTCGGACACGGCCGATGCGGACGGCCAGCTCGACTTCTATGGTCTGCAGACGCTGATCTGCCGCGAGATGGTAGAGGCAGGCGAGGTACTGGTGCGCCGCCGCCTGCGGCGATCCTCGGACGGTCTGCCGGTGCCGCTGCAATTGCAGGTGCTGGAGGCCGACTTTCTCGACGCCACGAAATCCGGCGCGCTCGGCGCGAGACGCCTCGTTCAGGGGATCGAGTTCGACCCGGTCGGCAAGCGCCGGGCCTATTGGCTGCATACCGAGCATCCGGGCGACGCCTATAGCGCCCTGCAGAACGGTCTGCAAAGCCGCCCGGTCTCGGCGAGCGAGATCGCCCATGTTTATGAAAAACAGCGCACGCAGGCGCGCGGCGTGCCGTGGGGCGCGCCGGTGATCCGCAGCTTGCGCGATCTCGACGATTACGAAGTGGCCGAACTTGTCCGCAAGAAGACCGAAGCCTGCGTCACCGCCATCGTCTTCGGCGATGATGAGGCCCAGCAAGGCATCGCGCCTTCCGTGGTCGATGCCGACGGCAACCGGGTCGAGCAGTTCGAGCCGGGGTTGATCGCCTATGCCCGCGGCGGCAAGGACATCCGGTTCAACCAGCCGTCGGCCACTGGCGGCTACGCCGAGTACAAGCGGGCGAGCCTGCACACGATCTCGGCCGGGTTCCGCGTGCCCTACGAGCTGCTGACCGGGGACCTGTCACAGGTCAACTATTCCTCGATCCGCGCGGGGCTCGTGGAGTTCCGCCGCCAGATCGACGCCGTGCAGTGGCAGCTCTTCATCCCAATGTTCTGTGCGCCGGTCTGGCGCTGGTTCACGGAAGCCGCCTGGGCGGCGGGACAGATCCCGACGCCGGACGTGCCGGTCGAATGGTCACCGCCCAAGTTCGAGGCCGTCGATCCGCAGAAGGACGCGATGGCGAACCTGCTGTCGATCCGCTCCGGCACCATGACGCTGGCCGAGGTGATTGCGAAACAGGGCCGCAACCCGGACGCCGTGCTGGCCGAAATCGCCGCGACAAACGCCAAACTCGATGCGCTTGGGCTGGTGCTCGACAGCGATCCGCGCCGCGTCACCAAGACCGGCAGCGCGCAGACAAGCGATCCGCCCATTGCGAAACCGTCAGGTCCGGGTCCGGGGTGAGACCTTCACCCCAGGCGCGCAAGATTTCAGCCGCACCATCGAAGTCCTCATCGGAGATCAGGTTTGACCTCGGCAAGGTCGTCGAGCTGGGCACGGACATGTTTCTCCAGAACCTTTTGCATCGCGGCGGGCTCGACGCCCAGATCAGCCGCCATCAAAGCCGCCGCGCGTGCGGGCCAGTTGACCCAGACATCCCGCTCCTGCCGCGCCAACCGAAACACCAGGGACAGCGCGCGGGCGCGGTCGATCAACTCGCCTTTCAGTTTTTGCAGCCGCAGGCGGCGCTCCTGCGCTTTCAGTACTTCGTTGGCCGTCTTGGCCTGCAGGAAGGTTGTTCCGCTGCCCACCGGCGGGGCCGCCATTCCCTGTTCGCGAAGCGTTTCACCCACGGCTGAGACCGCGGTCTCAGGGACGGGTTTGAGCTTCGGCTTCGGTGCCTTGCGGGTTTTCGACGGGTCGGTTGCCTGCGCTCGCAGCGCATCGCTCGCCTCCGCGTCGATACTGCCATCGGAATGCAGAACCACGCGTCCCGTTGCCTTGGCCTTCTGAATGGCTCCGCGTGAGAGACCGACGCGGGCAGCATACTGGCGCTCGCTCAGACCCTCCATGGAACGCTCCGATTATCATTCAAAATCATGTGCTTATGTAGTTGATAAGCCTCCACACCAGAGCGAACGTGGTCCAACGAAAACGATGCAACTCACCACGGAGCCGCCACGATGACCCGCCTGAACCCGCAGACAACACCGCGCCACCAGCTTCGCGCTGAGAAGGCTGGGCGGAACAAGGAGGCGGCTTTGAACGCCTTCATCGGCAAGAAAGCCGAAATCGACGAGATGCTCGCCCGGTTGCAGGGCCTCAGCGACGAACACTTCAACTGCCATCCCGACGAGATCGGCTGGGCCACAGTTGGCAGCCTCGAGCACTACGCCAGCCTCTTGAAAGGCATCACGGACAGCGCCTTTGGCGAAGGCGAATACGCGGAGTGAGCCCGATGACCAGCACCCTTGCAGAGCGCTACAATCTCGAAGCCACCCGCCTGATGCCACACATGGGCAACGACCTGCAGGTCGACCCTACCATCAACACCGCCAGCGAGATCGACGAGATCGTGTTTCGCCGAAGCGAATATCTCGGCGGCATGGCGGCCGTCCTCCTTGCCCTGATCGCGCGAGACGACTGAGCCATCGCGCGTCGGTCCCGGCCCGCCCAAGCGGCGGGCTCGCCTCGGTAGAAGCCACGCATTCCGCGCGGCTCAGAACCCGGAGGCCTACATGACCAAACTCACCGACACCCAAGCCATCATTCTCAGCGCCGCGTCGCAACGCGACGGCCAGATAGCCTTGCCGCTGCCTGACAGCCTGCGCGGTGGGGCCGCCGCAAAAGTGGTCGGTGCTATGCTCACCAAAGGCTTCCTCGAAGAGGTCGAAGCCGACATACGCAAGGGCGAGCCCGTTTGGCGCGAAACCGGTGACGGCCACGGCGTCACGCTGGTTGCCACCGACGCAGGGCTCGCGGCCATTGGCATCGAACCGGACACCTCCGCCGCCCCCGAACCCTCACCCAAGACGCGCACGCCTCGCGAGGGCACCAAGCAGGCGACCCTGATCGCCATGCTGCGCATGCCGAACGGCGCGACCATCGAGGAGATCATGGCCGCGACGGGCTGGCAGTCGCACACGGTGCGCGGAGCGATGGCAGGCGCGCTGAAAAAGAGGCTCGGGCTCGAGGTGTCCTCAGAGAAGATCGAGGGGCGTGGGAGAGTGTACAGCCTGCCGTCGGCCTAGAAACCAAGAAACGCATTCTTACTGCTGAACCGCGACTACGTGCGGTTCAGCCCCACCAATAGGGCTTTGAGCAGATCCTTGGAACGAAGGGCTGGACAACTACATCACATTGATCACGCCCGGATGCGTCGAAAGCCTTCCGGACGTGGTCGCCGATTTCAGGCGTCTCGACCCATGCACCCAAGAGATAATCCGGATGGACAGGGTTCATGACCTGCACTTCGGCGTCTGGAAAAGTTGGCCAACCCGTTGGTAAGCCATGCGCCTCTCGAAACCCGGTCCCGCGCGGATCCATCATCATTGAGCAATCGTCAAAAAGGCGTTCCAGCGCAAACCCACCGTACCTCTTGCCGTGCTCGTATTTGGTTGCATTCGTTGATGCGCCATTCCGGTAGAACAGACAGTGATGGGTCCACAATAAGCTGGGGTCGAACGCAAGGATAACCCACGGCGCGTTGCCAGATCGATATCGTTTCGCGTCGAACATCTTTGGATAGAAACAGGAGATGGACATGGATATTGCGCCATCCTCTCCATCCAATCTATCTACGTCACTGGCAAATACGTCGTAATCCGCGTCTTGAAGGATTGTTCGGCTGAGGAGCCCATTCCTCAGAATGCCCGGCAGATTTTCTAGCAGCGTGAAGTGCAAGATATGCTCGATATTTCGGGCCTGCACTACCGCGGCGATGTGATCCGCGATCTTTTCACCATAGGTCTTTTTTCGTGCCATTGCTCGCCCTACCGCCCCTGCAGTAGTTGCATACGAAATGCGATGCCTGGCGGGAAGCCGCTTTGCATTCTGGCGGTTCAGATATTCCGAAGTTGATGCAGCCGCCGCTATTTCAACGCGTTCTATTCAGGTATGGTCCGTATCCGGATCGCCTCGAACAGCCGCCGAAGGGCGAAGGAACGGGCGATCGACACCACCGTGAATATGGCGCCCATCTTCAGGTTCTGCGCGAGAGTGGTGTGCAGCCCGAAGATCGGGAAGATCAGGATCTGTGTGACGACCGCAATGCCGTAGCCCACGATCACGTTGGCGACGGACTCCACCAGCGACATGAGGCGCGACTGTTTCATGCCGCTACCTCATCCATCGGCCAGCAATTGAGCCGCGAGAGTTCTGAGCGCATGCGCGGCAACCAGTGGGACCACACCGTTGCCGCAGAGCCGAAGGCGGTCCACCCGGTGGGCCAGCCCATCAGGGCCTCGACGAATGCTGGGTTCAGCGTCCGGCGCGGTTCGGAGGTATCGCTCCCAGCCGTCGGCGTCACCAGGACCTGGCGGCCAAGCAAGCCGTTCACCGGGGTGTTGGCCAATGTGGTCGCGCCGTCCTTGTGATCGCGCGCTGTCGGCGTCATCCACATCTGGCTGGCGCGGGTCAGGTCGGCAGACTTGCGGTTGCCCGCGCTCGGCTTGTTGCCGTCGGTCGCCATCGGCGTCGGCCAGTCTCGGGCCATGCCGTCCAAGCCCTTCTCGTGTTTCCGGGCACCGCCCCGGCTGCGGAAGCTGTCGGTCTGAGGCGTCGGCCACATCGCAGCCGAGGTCGCCAGGTTCATCCCGTGCTTGCCCGCCGATTGCGACGGCGTCAGTTTGGTCTGCCGGTTTTCGTTGGTGCTCGCCCGTGGCGTCGGCCAAAGCCGCAGCATCTCCGTCCGGTTCCCGCCACTCGAGCGGGTCCCCGAGCAGGCGCGCGGGGTCGGCCAGTTCGCAGCCTTCCCGGTGGGCGAGGATGAAGAGCCGCTCGCGCTTGTGGGGCGCACCGACTTCCGCCGCCGTAAACAGGCCTGCCGCAACGCGGTAGCCCATGCCGACCAGTCCTCCGGCGACTTCGGGGAACCCGAGGCGGAGATGATGGGCGACGTTTTCGAGGAAGACGAAGGGCGGCTGGACTTCGCCGACGATGCGAGCGACATGCGGCCAGAGGTGTCGCGGGTCGTCCGCGCCCCGGCGTTTGCCCGCGACGGAGAACGGCTGGCACGGATAGCCCGCAGTGATGATGTCCACCGCGCCGCGCCACGGGCGGCCATCGAAGCTGGCAACGTCGTCCCAGACAGGCGCTGGATCCAGGGCCGCCTCTTCCATCCGTGCCACGAAAGTGGCCGCGGCGTAGGTTTCCCGTTCGACATGGCCCACAGTTCGATATCCGGGGATGGCAATGGTGAGCCCGAGGTCGAGCCCGCCTGCGCCGGAGCAGAGCGAGAGGCCGAACAGGTCTCCGGCTCCGGAACCGTGTCCGGAGGAAGGTAAAGCCAGGTCATGCATCGCCTCAGCGTGGGTTGGTCGTCAGATCCGCGAAGCTCTCGCCGGTCCCGTCCAGCACGGCCTCTTGGCCGGTGAACTGTTGCCAGCGCTGCACGGCGACATCGACATAGGCCGGGTTCAATTCGATCCCGAGGCAGACCCGGGCCGTTGTTTCCGCCGCGATCAGCGTCGTGCCGGAGCCCATGAAGGGCTCGTAAACCGCTTGCCCGGGGCTTGAATTGTTCAGGATCGGCCGGCGCATGCATTCGACGGGCTTTTGCGTCCCGTGCACGGTTTCCGCGTCCTGATCCTTGTTCGCGATCTGCCAGAGCGTAGTCTGCTTTCGGTCACCCGCCCAATGGCCCTTGCCAGTTTTCTTCACGGCATAGAGGCAGGGCTCATGCTGCCAGTGATAATCGCCGCGGCTCAGCACCAGGCGATCCTTTGCCCAGATGATTTGCGAGCGGATGTTGAAACCGGAGGCCTCGAGGCTCTCGGCAACCGTCGTCGCATGCAGCGCGCCGTGCCAGACATAGGCGACATCGCCAGGGAACAGCGCCCAGGCCTCGCGCCAATCCGCGCGGTCGTCATTCAGCACCTTGCCGGTGCGCTTGGTCGCGGCCGCTCCCGCCTTGTTGCGCCAATCGGGATCGTATTCGACGCCATAGGGCGGATCGGTCACCATCAGCAGCGGTGTCACATCGCCGAGCAGACGCTCGACGTCTGTTGCCACCGTCGCGTCCCCGCAGAGCAATCGGTGGTTGCCCAGCACCCAAAGATCGCCGGGACGGCTGATCGGGGTTTCGGGGGCCTCCGGAACCTCGTCCTCGCCCTCTCGGGTGGCGGTTTCAGGATCGACCTCGCCGGCCAACAGCGCTTCGAGTTCGGCATCGTCGAAACCGATCAGCGACAGATCGTAGTCCTCGGCCAGCAGGTCGTTCAGCTCGGCCGAGAGCAGCGCCTCATCCCAGGTCCCGAGTTCCGTCAGTTTGTTGTCCGCGATCCGGTAGGCCCGGCGTTGCGCCTCGGTCAGATGGCCTAGCACGATCACCGGTGCCTCGGTCAGCCCGAGCTGCGTGGCGGCAAGGACCCGACCGTGGCCCGCGATCAACTCGCCATCGTCGGCGACCAGACAGGGAACGGTCCAGCCGAACTCCGCCATGCTGGCAGCAATCTTTGCGACCTGGTCCGCGCCGTGCGCCTTTGCGTTCTTCGCATAGGGCTGGAGCCTGGCCAGCGGCCACATCTCGATCACCTCCGGAGAAAAGCTCAGGGTCATGCCGGTCGGTTCGCCTCAATCGGGTGGACTCCGGACACCGGCAGCCAGCCTGGACTCCACGAGGGGTCCAGCGGCCACCGGGTGTGTCCGATGCCAAAGGTTTGTTTTGTTGTGGTTTTCAGCAGATCGCGGGTGGATGCCTGCTAAGGGTGGCTTCCCAAAAAACCGGCCCTGTCGCTGGCGATATTGCGCGCTTCGCCCGCCCGTATACGTTTGGGGCCAAGAAGGACCCGCGAATTCAGTAGGTTAGCCCTTTGGATCCCATCTGGACCCTTGGTTGGACCCCGGAAGCCAGCGCCGCAGTCCGTCCCGCACGCGCCTCTCCCGAGTATATCCAATTTCTAGCCTCTCAGCCGGAAACTGTAACCCTTTATGATGTCTCACTGAAAATTCTGTCACAGGACGATTTTCCTTGACAGGTTGTTCGCGTTCTCGACCACGAAACGCCGTGACCGCTTCAAGGGCGGCACGCGCCCATTGAGCCGCCAGGTGATCAGCGCGAGGCCGTATTGCCAATGGCGGTTGGCCGCGGGGCGGCTGATCCCCATCTCCCAGCAGATCGGTTTCCACGCCGTACGCTCGGCCCGCAACCAGACGATCCGGGCATCGTCCCGTTCCAGCCAGCGCAGCCAGAGCAATGCCTCCTCGGCCTCAGAAATCTGGCGCGGTCCCGGCCGGGGCCTGCGCATCTGCGGTTCCTGTCCTACCTTGTCCGCGAAGCTGTGAAAATACTCGGGCCAGGCATTGAAGAAGCCCTGCGGCATGACGCCGGGCAAGGTACGGAAGACATCGGCCGCGCTCTCCAGCCGGTCCTCCACGCGCGCGGTGGTCCACTCAGTCATGGCGCACCTCCAAGTCTCGTTTGCCATAGAGGCGCTCGCCAAGCTGGCGGACCAACTCGCGTTCCGGCCAAGTGAGGCGATTGTCATCGACGGAGACGGCCAGAACGCCCTGTTCCTTCCAACCATCCCGCTTGACTTGATCGGGGCTGCGGCGCGTGCCCCCGAAGCCGCGAGGGGCGAAGCTCATACGGTTCATGCCATGCCTCCTTCGGTCTCGATCGCCCAATGCAGGATCGCGATAGCGTCGGCCTCGTTGTCATCGGCCGGGCTGAAGCCGCGTGCCTGGACGGCGGCGATGATGGCAGCCTTGTTGGCGTTGCCCTTTCCGGTTGCGTGTTTCTTGATCGTGCCGACGGGGACACCCTGATACGGGATGCCTCGCAACTCAGCCCAGCTGGTCAAGCTGGCCATGAGACCGCCAAAGACGTGCGCCGCGTCGGTCCCGGCATGGCGTCGGACTTCCTCGAACCAGATCGCTGCGATGGGGCCAGAGAGCTTGCTGATCTCAGTCAGCCAATTCGTAAAGCGCAGGTACCGCATCCCACCGCCATCGAAGCGGCTGTTGCGAAACGATGCTGTGCCGCTGGTGATGAGGCCGTCCGAGGACCGTAGCGCCCAGCCCGTTGTGGTCCCGAGGTCCAGGGCCAGGATGGTCCCCGACAAAGCTACCGTCTGGTGCGCGCCCACGGGTTCAAATTGCCTGTTCGACATTGTCATCTCCATTGTTGCTCGAAAGGTGAAAGGTGAAAGGTGCGGGACAGATCGGCCTGCGCGCGGATACCCCACAACGTATGGGATGGGGCCAAACCTGCTGGTTGGCCCCCCATACGTAGTATGGGGGCTTTCATTGTTCGTCCTCCAATCAGTGTAAGATACTGAATTCATTTGGGTTTCGAGGACAAACAGAGGTCGTACAAGAGGACGAACATGTTCGACCTCTTTTTGCTCCAAGTGATTGATTTCATTGGAGTGAGGACGAACAACGGCGGAGGACAAACATGTTTGTCCTGAGGTCGAACAGAGGACATACAAGCCAAAATCAGGCATTTTCACCCTCCTGGATCGACCAATCGGAAGGATCTTCGAGGTCCATGCACTGCCCGTTGGAGGGCGATTTATAGTGGCTCGGGACGACCGGAATGACTTCGTCCAGGACCTCTCCCGTCTCCGGATCGACCCGGCCCTTGCGGCCGAAAACCATACCTTCGGCACAGAGGTAGCCGAAGCGCGACCGGACCACGGTGTGGCCGAATTGTGTGCCGTCCCGCAGGAAGCGGATGAGGCCTTTGGTCGCCAGCACATTGATGCGGTCGCGGATGGTGAACTGGCTGCCAAGGCCGCGCTGGTTCTCGAACGCCTCGCGAAACTGGGTCGAGGTGTAGAGTTTCCCCTCGGCCGCCTCGTCGATCAGGATCGACAGGATGACATCGCGCTTGCGATCGCGTTCGGCATCGTGTTTCGCGCCAATGTCCTGGCGGACCAGACGCTCATTCATCGGGTTCAGTTCGACCCATTGGCCGCCAACCTTGTCGATCAGCTTGGGCGGCAGCGCGGGTCCGTTCCGAAGTTCAATCTCCAGCTTGCGTTCAGCGGCCTCCTCGTCGGGACGGTGCAGGATCAGGCCGGAGGTATAGAACCCGCGCAGAGCGCTGGCGCCTGAGAGCGCGAGGAAAGGATCGTCCTTCACCTGCTGTTTGCTCAGCTTCTTCGTGTGGTGGATCAGGATAACCCCGCAGTCGGGGTCGATGTGATCGCGCAGGACCTCGATGCGTTCTTTCAGGAAGAACATCATCGCGGTGTTGTCGTTTTCGCCGCCGCCATCGGGACCGCCGTCAAACAGGTTCCGGATCGGATCGACGCAGAGGATGTCGGGCGGCGCATCCGGGAAGGCCGTCTGCACGGCGCGCGCGACGCGCACACTGCCCTCATTGTCGAGCAGCATCTTCAGCTTGGGCGTGGCGACGAACGTATCGCGCGCGGCGGTCAACACCTCTGGCGCCAGGGCAATCTGCTTCAGCCGCTCGCGCAGATAGTGATACTGGATCTCGGCCTGCAGGTAGAAGATCCGCAGCGGCCGCGGCGGGGTGAAGCCGAGGAACGGCACGCCAGCGGCCATATGGACTAGCCAGGAGATCAGCAGGTCGCTCTTGCCGACCTTGGGCGCGCCGCCCAGCACCAGAAGTCCGCCAGGCGTTAGGACACGCGGCGCGATGATGTCCTCCGGCATCGGACTCTGGTCGTCCAGCAGCGAGCCCAGCGTAAAGGCTGGCATCTCGGCCGGCACCGGTGCGCCGGAGTCCAGCCGGATCAAGGGCGGGCCGTATTTCTCGACATGCCGGTCCCAGAGCCGCTCGGACTCGCGCTTGAGCCGTTCCACCGGCCACTGTGGGCGCAGCATCGCGGCGTTGTAGCCGCAGATGCCTTCCCAGCCTTCATCTTTTGTCATCCGGCCCTCGTGGACCATGCGGATGAAATGCCCGATCGCGGCGGACGCACCCTCGAAGCGGGACCAATCGTCCTGCGCGCCTTCGCGCACGGGCGTGACCAACACGTCGTCCATCTCCGGTTTGTCGGGATGGGAGAACTCAGGCTGTAGGGACACGCCCGCCACGGGCGGCATGTCGGTCACGGCCTCGATGAACTCGGCCAGATCGCACTCGTGGGCGGCGTTCAGCTCTACAATACGCACCTGCGTTTTCAGGCTGTTCTTGTAATAAACGCTGCCCGCGACCCGGATCGGCTGGTGAGCCGAGCGGAAATGCATGTCGCCACCGACCTTGGCCGCAATATCACCGCGCAGGCGGCAGACGCGGGCTATGTCGTCGCCTTCGGCGGGCTCGGTCAGCGTCCACCAGACATGGGCTTTGCGCTGCCCTTCGGGTGTCACGCCACCGCTTTCCACCACCATGGTGGGCGCGCCGAGGTGACGCTCAAGATGGGCACGCTTGGCAGCGATATCGCCCGTGTCGAGATCGACGACCACGGTCTGCATCTGCAGGATTTCGGCGGCCTTGGCCTGACCAGGCGCGGCTACGGTGCCGGGGATCACGTAGACCGCCGCACCCTCACGCGATGCCCATGTTGCGAAGGTCGCCATCTTCTCGGGGGCAGACTGATCCGCCTCGAGCCAGATGTTGTGCGGGCGGCCATCGATGCCCTGACCCTTGTCGATGAAACTGCGGACCGGGATCAGCCCGTCGCAGTAGCCGAAGACGACCTGCATGAACTGGGCGATCTGCTCGGGATCGGGCTCATCGCCGAACACATCAATCTGCGGGGCCGCGTCGTTGAAGTCGCGCCACGGGTTGAAATGGACGATATTTTCCTTGGGCTCATCGGGCGTGGTATCGTCGCGCATGGGGGTGTCCTCGTCGGGAGCGGCTGGCTCGTCGGTCATTTTTCGAGGCCCCAACACCGCTCGGCATGGGCGCAGAACCGGCATTCGAAGAAGTCGCGATTAGCGGCGACGCGGGGCAGCAGTTCACCCGCGTCTGTGGCCTGCAGGATTCGAACAGCCCGGTCTGACATGCGCTGCGCCAGATCGGCATCAAAGGGGACAAGCTCGTGGTGCAGCTCGGCCGTGTCCTTGTTGATCGCCGTGAACAGCGCCGGTGCGGCCGAAATCCCCGGCACCGAAGGCTCCATGTAGGCCTGATAAATCGCGACTTGGGCGGCATAGACGGGCTTGGAGACAGTGACCCCGTCCTTGACACAGGCGCGCCAGTTCTTCGCGTTCATGGTCTTGCATTCCCAGAGCGCCGGGGCGCGCAGACCAAGTGCTGCCGGGGCATCAGCGATGATCCCGTCGACATGGCCACGGATGCGACCGCCCGCGACGGAGAACCCGAACTGGCCCCCATCGCGTTTTTGAGTGACCAGATCGATCCCGGCGGCGCGCAGCCAGCGGATCGCCAGATCCTCGAGTTGGTGACCGATGGCGAAGATCCGCAGCGTCTGGCCGCTGAAATCGGCGCCGTCATCCTTCGGCGCACCGGCAAATTCGAACTGCAGCGCGCGTTCGCAAGCATGCCCGAGGCGAGACGCGCCGAGATAGGTCCGGGGCGGCGTTGCCTCGCGTTCGGCTATGAGGGCTGCGTCGACCAGCGCGTTGATCCGCTCGGCTGTGGAGGGCCGGTGATTGAAGTCCAGCATCAGAATGGCACCTCCGGTGTCTGGGCTCGGGCGATATCGGACATGGCCTCGCGGAAACCCTCGACGGCCTCTTCGATCAGGGCGCGCACCTGTGTCTCGGTAAGATCGGCGAAGGCTGTCTGCCAGCCGATCTCGTCCATCAGCATGGCGATGCGTTTCATGGTGGCGGTGACGGCGGCGCGTTCTTCTTCTGTCAGGTCAACCATTTCAAAACGCTCCCGCGCCAAATGCGTCCACAAGCCTTGGCAGGGCATCGAGCAGAACCAGACCGATGGCCGGGGCCGTTTCGACCGGACAGGATCGCGCCAGCCAAAACCATGCGTGGGTTGCCGGCAGACAGCACAGAGCGTTCCACGCGGATGCCAGAGACGCCGCCGCTCCTCGGCTGTTATGGGGGTTGAAGATGTCATGGGTCATGCCGCCCTCCGTTCGGATCCGGCCACCGCGTTCACGGCTGCCTGGATGGCGCGTTTGTTGAAGCCGAAGGTCATCAGGGCAGAAGCGCGATAGCGCGTGAGGCCGAAGTCGTGCCGGCACTCCGGTGGCAGGTATTTCAGCTGCTTGTCCGTCGGTGGCTGACGCAGCCACGATTTGGTCTTGAAGGCGCTTTCATCACTCTCGTGGGTGTTGAGCCAGTCGTCGGCCTGAGCGAGGCAGACGGTGCGTTCGCCGACGCCCAGCAAGCGCGGCCGCTCGCCCTTGGCCCCGCCGATGGCGTACCAGACCCCGTCCATCCAGAAGATGCCGCCCCAGGCCGAAAAGCCCGTGGCCATCAGAGCATCGTCCGTCCCGAAGAGATCGACCCAAGCGAAGCTGGAGCGCTTCAGCAGGTCGATTTCGGTCATGACAAAGCGCGAGAGTGGCACTGCCTCCGCGCCAGTTTCGCCTTCATCCTGCAGGAACACCTCGCCGCAGAGTCGGCATTCGGTGGCGGCGAGCGGGATCTCCGCCGCGCAGGCCGGGCAAGTTTTCGTCGGAGCTTCACCGGTGCCGATCTTCCCGTCCAGATCGACATCCTGTTCCAGCGTGCCGTGGATAAGGCTCGATGTCCCGAAATCCAGCACCACGCAGTCGGTCTTGACGATGCCGGGGTGTTCCTCCGGATCGACCGTGCGCAACCCGCGCCCGACCATCTGGATCATGGTGGATTTGTAGGAACTGGGCCGCAGCAGCACGACGCAAGACGTGGGTGGGTGATCCCAGCCCTCCGTCAGCACCGCGACGTTCACGATGACGCGGATGACGCCCGCCGCGTAGTCGGCGAGGATGGCCTTGCGGGCCTCAGCTGCCAAGTCGCCATGGATCAGCGCGGCGGAAATACCAGCCGCCTTGAACGCCTCGGTCACATGGTCCGCGTGGGCGACGGTGGAACAGAAGACGACGGTCTGCCGGTCGCCTGCCTTCTCACGCCAGTGGCGGATCACCTCGTCGGTGACAGGCGCGCGGTCCATGATGTCCGCCACCTCGGCCATGTCGAAATCCGCGCTGGTCCTGCGGACGGATTTCAATTCCTCCTGAACGCCAACATCGATGACAAAGGTGCGGGGCGGCACGAGGTGACCAGACGCGATCAACTCACCCAGACGCACCTGGTCGGCGACATTGTCGAAGACCTCGCGCAGTCCCTTGCGGTCGCCCCGGGTCGGTGTCGCTGTTACTCCGAAGATCCGCGCATCCGGGTTGGCGTCGCGCACACTGTCGATGATCCGGCGATAACTGTCCGCCACAGCGTGATGCGCTTCGTCGATCACCAGCAGGTCGAGGCGTGGCATGTCGGCCAGGTTCTGCGCCCGCGACAATGTGGGCACCATGGCGAAGGTGACGTCACCGCCCCAGGATTTCTCGGTGGCGTCGGTGACCGAGGTGGAAGCCTCCGGCACCACACGCTGGAACTTGGCGCGGTTTTGCGCGGTCAACTCGTCCCGGTGGGCCAGCACGCAGGCCTTGGCGCCGTTGCCGATCATCTCGCCGGTGACCGCCGAGAGCATGATGGTCTTGCCCGCGCCGGTGGGTGCCACACCGAGCGTGTTGCCGTGTTGGCCGAGCGCAGAAACACTGCGCTCGACGAAGGTTTTCTGGCGGGGACGCAGGCGCATGACCGATCCCCCTTACTGGGCCCAGCTCGGCCGCCCGGGGGCACCGGGGCTGGCTGCTGGCGGATTGGACGAAGGGGATGCGGGCGCACTCTGCTGCGTGGCATTGCCGCTGAACTGAAGCGGCGCCGTGCCCATGATCTGCGCATAGTCACGATGATCAGGCGTGACGGCGCTGCGGATCTCGTTCTTGTCATCGCCGCTGGCGTCGGTGCCGATGTCGATGCGGGCGACAAACTCGATGCCGTCGAGATCGGCAAAGCCGTTGATCCGCCGAGCAGCCTGCGCCTCGGGCGACATGTCCTTGTCGGAAATCCCGCGCGCCGAGTTCAGCATGCCGCGCACCAGGCTGCGGCCCATGTTGGCCCAGTCCGGGCCCTTGGGGCTGTGAAGCCCGATCAAGGTGAAGATTTTGCGCCGGGCGTATTGTCCCTCGGTCACCGTGAACTCGCCGTTGAGGTACACCGCGCCGGTGGAGCCGCGCGTGGCATAGCCGCCCGTCCAGCCCTGCGAGGCATCGTCGAAGCCGCCGGGGCGGATCGTAAGGCGCACCTTGGCCAGCGTGCCCTTCGGGATGAGATTGGTGTTGCTTTGCGCGTCGTTGAAATCGTTCCAGGAACCCATGGGGAACCTCCTTCTATCTTCAGGATTGCGGTTGGGATTGGTCGGTGGCCGCCGGATCGGCGGGTGGCGGGGTGTAGGTCAGCCTGTCGGGCGCCGGGCTAGCGAGCGCCCGGATTTTTGCCATCAGGCGGCCGAGATGGGGCTCTTCGACTTGAGCTAGCCGCCCGGAGCGATCCTTGGCCGGGAATCCCCAGGGGTTGATCGTGTGGCAGACAAAGGCGCGATACGGATCGCCGCCATCGGCCTTCAATTCCGCCATGGTGATCACCTCGTCGACGATCCCCGGCAGCTCGAGCCCGGTCTTGGAACCGTCAATCTGTGGCTGGAACACCTTGCGGTTGAAGTCGTCGAGCTTTTCGTCGAGGATCCCGACGAACCAGACGTTCTTGGCCCGCGTGTGCTGCAGATGGGTGAGCCAGCCGATCATCTCGCGGCCGTGCAATCCATAGGCCCCACGCACATCCGGCTTGCCGGTCTTCTCCGACAGCGCTTCGGGCTGGCCCTTGCACCACCCGAAGCACAGCCGCCCCGCCACAGTGATCGAGTCCACGAAGATTGTGTCGTAGTGGTCCAGTGCGGTCGGATCGCCAAAGCGGTCGCAGACGGCGGCATAGTGCGCCGGGCTGTAAGGCTGCTCATCGCGCAACGCCGGGTTGGGACCGCCGATGAACACTGCGAAATCCCGGCATTCCGTCCATGTGCGCGGCCGGATGCTGGCGCCCGTCCAGCCCTCGATGGCGAGGTCACCCGCTTCGAGATCCATGAACAAGGTGCGGTCGGCATCGAGGGTCCAGAGCAGCGAGGTCTTCCCAATGCCGGATTTCCCGAAGATGCAGCCCTTGATACCGCGCGGCTCTGCCAACCGCTGGTCGGCGCTGATGATGGGGAGGCTCACTGGTCAGCCCCCTGCGCGAGGATCTCGACCTTCAGGGTGCCGGGCCGGACGGTGCGTGCGGGCTCGAAGCCCTGCCGGATGGCTTCGGGCCAGGCGGCGTATTTGCGCTCCGGCACCTTGTAGGCGAGATCGACATATTCGGCGGGATCGTCCCCGGCATCTCGGATCCGCGCGACCATGTCGGACAGTTTGTCCTGATCCCAGTCCACCCGCTTCGGCAGATCCGCGACCACGGTGAAATCACCGTCGTCGAACCGGACGGTGCCGGTATCTTTGCCAACAGCCTGGCGCTCCTCGGCGGCGCGGGTAGCGTAGCGGACTGCCAGTCCACCATCGAAGCGGGCCTTGGCCGCCTTGTCGCGCTTCAGACGCTCGTCGATCTCACGCTGCAGGATCGCGAGGAACTCGACCGGCAGCGCCGCAATGTCGGCTGCGCTGAGGGATGGCAGATCGTCAGGCGTGGGGGTGTTCTCGGGGAATGGCATGAAAGGGTCTCCGTGATCGGTGAAAAAGGATTGGAAGGCGGGCATCACGCGGCCTCCTGTTCGGCGAGCAACAGCTCGGAGAGGGAGGCAGCGGCGGCTTTGGGCTTGGGCCGGGCGACGGCGATGTAGGCGAACTGATCCGGGCCCAGGCGTTCCTGCACGAGATGCACGAGGCCCTGCTCGGCGGCCCAGAAGGCTCGCAACCCAAGCCTGCTCAACTCGGCCCGCGCCGCTTCCGACAGCCCTGAAAACACAGGGAAGATGTCGAGCACCAGAAAGCCGCGATGGTATTCCAGCCGGTCTCCGGGAACGGCCTGCGCCACCCAGGCGCAGAATTCGATCTCCGACAGCGGTCGGCTGGCACGAACCGTGATGAAGGGTGTGTTTCCCATGAACATGATCTCCTCCTTTCGCCTCTACTCAGGCCGCAGCCACATCGTCCCAGGAGAGGCCGATGCCATGAGCGGTGAGGACGTGGCGGAGATCGGCAAGGCGGCGGTAAAGCGTGGACCGGCTGCCGAAACCTTCGGAGACCAGCGCCGAAATCGGGCGATGTGCCAGCGCTGCGCATAGACGCCGGTCCTCCGGCGGCAACCGTGAAACCGCGGTTTGCACGGCCTGATGCTGCTCAGTGAATACACACGCGTTGGTCGCCTGACCGTGCCAAGCGGACAGCCCATCGTCCTCACCGATTGTCTCGGCGAGCTGGCGCTGGTCCTCAGAACCCGAGGGCGCATCGAGCGACAGCAACCCGCCACCCTGCGCCCTGCGTTCACGCATGATCCGGATCGCGATCCGTGAGGACTGATTGCGCAGGACCAGACCTGCAAATGCGCCGAGGCTGCCGCGTGTCGGATCAAAAGCTGGCAAGCGGCGCAGAAGATCGATCAGCAGATCCTGACCCAGATCCTCGCGATCGCAGACGGGCAGACCCAGCCGCCGCCGCAGCCGCCGGGCCGCGGTGTCGGCCTCGGAGATGATGGTTTCAATGTCGTCGGGGGAGAGTTCGATCTGCATCGCTGTGCGCCTCGGTCATCGTTTCTGATGAGCCGAAACTGCCGGATGCAGCTGATGCTTTGGTGGGAACGATCTGGGAAAGTTCTGTGGGTTTCTGGGAGCCGCTTGCGCGACAACCTACGAGCCTCTCAGCCGGACCGTCGCACGATCAGTTCAAGGGACGGAGCCTTCGCAGAGTTTCTGCATCGACGTGTGGATCAGATCGGCGCGCGTTTCGATGAACTTCTGAAAATCGCCGTTAACCAGATCGTCGTAAGGCACGCGATGGCTTTCGAGCCTGTGCCGAACCTGTTCTTCAGTGGCATTGGCATCCTGCCCGCGCTCCTCAAGATACTGCTTGGGGTTTTTGGCCGCGATCTTTCGATTGGTCTTCCAAGAGATCAGCGCACAATTCAGAGCGGAGTTCACCTCATGATCCGGGAACTGATCCTGCACGAGGCTACGCGGATAGACGTGGTGGTACTCGCGAAAGCGCACGTTGTCTGCGGTTGCTTTCGCCCCATCTGCGAAATCATAGCCGCCGCCATAGAGTGAGACCGCAATGATTGCCCGCCCAAGCCGGTCCTTGCGGCTCGGCCAGCCGCCGCGAATGAGCTCAGCGGCCGGAGGCAACGGATTTTGGGCCTCATCAAACAGATCCGGCGCGGCCCTTGAATCCGGATTTACGATCATGTCCTGGATCGCCTTGTAGTCGGCAAAGGCACGTGTGGTTGCAGTCTTGAGATAGCGATCCGTGAAGCTGGCGCGCCAGATTGCTTTCCTGATCAACGTTCGCGCACGCCCCTCCTGATCCGCACCGTCAACAGGAACATGCGCCCATAGGGCACCAGTCAGGTAGACAATCACCTCGGTTGGCAGCAAACGCTCATTGAAAATCGCTTCGTCCCGCAAGAACGACACGCCACGCTTCAATCCAACCACAACCTGATCCCAAACATTGGCCAGCTCGCTGCCGAATGCTGGGTCAAGATAAGTACGCTTTAATGGTGGCTTGCCGTTCAGCAACGCCCCAATCGCCAAGGCCGCGTCTTCTACCTTTCCATAGTCGGCAGCGGCGGGAACCTTTTCGTTGAGTTCGGCAATCATGTCGTGCAGCGAGTCGCCGACAGCACCCTCGAGCTGTGCAACAACGATGTCGAAATCCTTCAGCGGCGATGCCGACGTGTTCATCTTGATGAAGACGTCGAGCGCCGTTTCCTGTTCCGTGGTCACAGGCAGCGACAAGAACGGAATGGGATAGGAGGCAAGCCTTTGGCGCAAACGCATGATGGCTTTGTCAGTCGCCTTGTCCGTCTCCGCTGCCTCGGTCCATTCGTCCATCGCATGCTCGCCTTTGGAACCAGGACAAAGTATCGAAACAGGGAAATAACTGCGCTCCAGACACTCGGCCGGAATGTCAGCCCAAAGCGGCATGCGTTTGCCTGACTTGGAAATGTATCGCTTCACGATTTCGATTTCAGGGCGCTCTTCGTTTTCCAATGATACGAAAACAGTGAACTCGTCATAGTCATCAATTAATGATCGCCACAAAGCGGTCATGCGCTGCTGCCCATCAAGCAGGTTCATTTGCGGCATGCCCTTTGGATTTGGGGCCCCGGAAAGCGGTCGCGAATGAAAGAGCTCCTTGTCACCAACCTCCAAGAGCAGAAGCGCGCCGATCGGCAGTGAAGGTACGCGGAGGATGTTCTCCAGAACACCTTCGATCTGGTTTGGTCGCCACGCCTCAAAACGCTGGAACCTGGGCAGCGTCAAAAGCCCCTCGCGGATCATTGCGAACCAGTCTTCGACCGTCTTCGTGCGGGCTTCCATATGAAATTCCTACGTTAAACTACTGCTTCTGAACGCTACTACAGTCCACAAAGAGAATGACAGCCGCTTTTTCAGCGATGGTGGGACGCGGCGATGGTTTGCAGATCCGGCGCAGTCTATTCGCGGCCGTGATGCCCGGCAGCCGACGGCTACTCGATAATCCTGATCCGCAACGGGTCGATCTGCAGTCGATAGCCTCTGCCATGTACCGTCTTGATCAGATCCTTGGCATCCGCCTGCGAGAAACCAGAGGCCACGATCTTGTCGCGCATCTCCCGCACAAGATCTGATGCAGCCCGACCGGTTGTGTCCTCAAGATACGCCTTCGAGGCAAGCGTATCCCTTGAAAGCGCTTTGTCCACCAGCCGTCGAAGTGACGGAAAAAGCTGGTGAGGAAAGGAAATGAGGCAATTGCGCCATTCGACTGCGCCCGATTGCACGTGAACGACCAACTCCGCTTCTTCCGATGGGGGATCGAGAACCGCGTTGTCTCGGCTGGCGCAATGCGCGGCAAAGACGGTTTCAAATCCAATAACGTGGACCCCTGCGTCGATCAGATAGGCCGCACTCTCTGCCTTTGGTCGTGGCGCAACAAGGGTCACCGAGCCTGAACCAGACAACCTTCGCATAATCGGCAAAAGCCCTTCCAGCTTCAGAACTGACGTCTGAAAGATCAGGAAAACAAGTCTCCCAGCCTCTGTTTCACCCAATTTCCAGAGACCTCCCGCGACAGCTTCAGCGTGACCTCGCAACGCAGCCTTGGTGGAAATCTCTCCGGCAAGACCGTGGAGATTGATTCGAAAAGACCGGATGTCCTCGGCACTCAGAACCACGTCTTCTCGAGGATCGAGCGGGCAATCGGCTTGGTATCGATCGCCATTCTGTTGAATTGGCCGCGAGATCATTTCGCATTCACAGCGATCGCAGACATCCCACTCGCTTATTGGTGCTACTTCAACCAAGACGCGCTTGCGCAAAAGTCTGTCAAACTCAGATCCGTAATGCGATTGAGCGATAGCCCCCGAAAGAACGGCGTCGTCGCCTGCCTCACTCAGCTGCGTCAATAACTGCAAAATCGTCTCGGTCATTCGTCAGCCCGTTTCGTTCGATCAAGGTCATCACCCGCGCCTCGTGCTGAGTGCGCCGGAACTGCACGACGCCGGGCGGGCGCAGTTTGACAGTTACCTGTGGTTGTCGCTTACCATCGCCCTTGAACAAGATCCGAAAAACAAGTTCGCCAAGACGCCATGATCCGGCAAACGACACCGGCGTGCCACCAAAGTGCCGAAGCGCTTCCCCGCTAAGATCGCGCGACCGGAGCGTGCGCGCCACCCGTGGATAGCCCTTCTTGCCAGGCACCATCAGGTCCGCCGCCGCCTCGATGATCAGGACGCGGTCAATCATGGGATCGTAGGCATGATCAAAGGTGAAATCGGGGCCCGCGAGTTCAATCGGTCGTAGCGTGTAAAGGTCTTGTGCATCGTCACCATCGAAAAAGCCGGGCCGCCCCAGGATGATCGCAGCGAAGAGTTCGGCGATCTCTGGTTGGTGGGCTTTTCTGATCCGCGCGAGCCGAAGCATCCCAGTGTTCTCGGAATATCGCAGCACAGCATGGGCAATCTGCCGAACACTGATGACCCGCTCCTGCAGGCCTTCGACGACCGGCATGGTCGAGACCATGGAGCCGTGACTGACCACGAGGTTGATCTCGTCGCCATCGGCGTAATCACCGACTCGGCAGTAATCTCCAAGGAACGCATCGCGGAACAGGTCTGCGACAGCCGTCCTGAACGCCTCGACCTTCTCAGGCGTCAGGTCGATCGTGACTCCACGTTCCAGCCCAGCGTATTCGTGCAGACGATCAGCGGCGAGCATCGCCATGTGATCGGCGGCGGCGTCGAACAGGTCGGGATGTTCCAGAAATACCCGGACGGCGATGTGTTTCGGCTCATGTGCCTTGTTAGGCGCATCCTCATCGCCGGTTTTCATGTCCGGAAACAAATCGATGCCCTGACGGTCAGCCTGGGTCTGGATAATTTCAAGGCCACGTTTGTCGCCCAGTTCGGCGATACGGTGGAGATCGGCCCGCAAACCTTCTGGATAACTGTCCTCAGCCCCCGTCAGGAGATCGTGTAGCGCGCCCCGTGCCGCATCTTCTTCCTGATCGAGCACATCGATGGAGAAATCGGTGAATTTGCCTTCGTGACGGGCCAGCAATGCTTTCATCAGGCTCAGATCAATTGTCTTGATGAACCGAGGATTCACGAACTTTTTCAAATTGCCGGCCATCGCGAATCCCCCTTTTCCATGAAATGAGTGTTCATACTATGTTCTCGCCTATGCGACCGCAACCGCCGGGCGAGCATTTGGGACGGTTCCCGAGGCCGATGAGTAGAGGCCCAGGGAGACAACCGCTTGAGGCCCGTATGAAACGACCCAATCCACTCCCACCCTGTCAGATGACGCCCGCAGAACGCCGCGCCGAGCTATGCGGCCTGTTGGCTCTTGGGCTCGTGCGGCTGCAGATGCGTGATCGAGCGGAAGTATCTGACGAAATTGGAGAAAGTAGCCTACACTATCCGGCCAACGAATGGCGTCATGCAACTCCAACTCACCGGAGAACCGCATGACTAAACAAGATCCCATTCCCGCCCGCCTGGCCGCGCTCAAGACGACAACGACGCCAGACTTGAAGAAGCAATGGCGTGAGCTGTTCGACAGCGAGCCGCCCCGGTTCAATCGTCGTTATCTGGAGAGCCGCCTCGCATACCGCATCCAAGAATTGGCCTATGGCGGCCTGAAACCGGAAACGGTGAAACGTCTGGAAGCCCTTGGAGAACAGTTAGACGGAGGTGACAGGAAAAAGAGCCGCGTCCGCGCTGACATGATGCCCATCGTCGGCACCCGCTTGATCCGCGAATGGCAGGGCGTGGAGCACGTCGTCACCGTCACCACCGGCGGTTTTGAATGGCAGGGCCGCCCCTACAAATCACTCTCTGCCATTGCCCGCGCCATCACCGGCACACGTTGGAACGGCTGGGTGTTCTTCGGCCTGAAAAACCATCGGAGGGGCGCATGACCAAACCGATTGTTCGAAAACTGCGCTGCGCGATCTACACGCGCAAATCCTCCGAGGAAGGGCTGGAGCAGGAGTTCAACTCGCTCCATGCCCAAAGGGAGGCCTGCGAGGCGTACATCGCCAGCCAGCGTTCGGAGGGATGGGTGTTGGTCCGGGATCAGTATGATGACGGCGGCATTTCCGGCGGGACACTCGACCGCCCGGGCCTGCAGCAGCTGATGGCAGATATTGAGGACGGGCTGGTCGACGTGGTCGTTGTCTACAAGATCGACCGTCTCAGCCGTTCGCTGGCCGATTTCGCCAAGCTGGTCGAGGTGTTCGATCGGAACGGCGTGACCTTCGTCTCAGTGACGCAGTCGTTCAATACCACCACCTCCATGGGCAGGCTGACGCTGAATATCCTGCTCAGCTTCGCCCAGTTCGAGCGTGAGGTCACGGCCGAGCGCATCCGCGACAAGGTTGCCGCCAGCCGCAAGAAGGGCATGTGGATGGGTGGCGTCCCACCTTTCGGCTACCGAGTTGAAAATCGCAAACTGATCATCGATGAGGAGCGCGCGAAGCATGTGCGCTGGATCTTCGCCCGCTTTCTCGAGATCGGCTCGGGGACGGAACTGGCGCGCGAGGTAGCTAAACGCGGGATCCAAACACCGCGCGGCAACCGGATCGACAAGAAATACCTGTATCGCCTGCTGAACAACCGCGCCTATATCGGCGAGGCAGTCCACAAGGGCGAGAGCTACCCCGGCGAGCATGACGCCATCATCGAAAGAGATGTCTGGGACAAGGTCCGCGCAATCCTGACCGAAAGCCCCCGCAAGCGCGCCGCCCGCACCCGCGCCGATACGCCCGCGCTGCTGAAAGGGCTGCTCTACGGCCCTGATGGTGCGGCGTTCTCGCCAACCCACACACGCAAGGGCGACAAGCTCTACCGCTACTATGTCAGCCAGACGGTGCTGAAGCATGGTGCCGGATCGTGTCCCGTCGGTCGTGTGCCAGCGGGTGAGATAGAAGCCGCTGTCATCGACCGGCTGCGCGCTGTGTTCCGCCAGCCCGAGATCGTAGCGGGCACGTGGAAGGCGGCCCGAGCGCATGACGGCGATATCACTGAGGCAGACGCCCGCGCGGCCCTGCAGCAACTCGATCCGCTGTGGGACGAACTCTTCCCCGCTGAGCAGGCGCGCATCACGGCGCTGCTGATCGAGCGCGTCGACATCGGCGCGGACGGGCTTGATGTCGGCCTGCGCGTCGACGGCCTCAGCGGTCTGGCCCGTGAGATGCTGGCCGGCGGCGTCGGAGACGCGGCATGACTCGCGGTATCACGATCCCCGAGACGGTGACGCTCCATGTCCCGTACCGCGTTGTGAAACGCGGCGGGCGAAAAGAGATGCAGCTGCCAGAAGGTGACAAGCGACTGCACCGGATCGACAACACGCTAATCAAGGCGCTCGCGCGTGCGTTCCGGTGGAAGCGGATGCTGGAGTCGGGCGAGTATGCAACCGTTGCCGAACTAGCCGAGCATGAGGGGATCGCGACCTCATACATGACCCGTGTCCTCCGCCTGACTTTGCTCGCGCCGGACATCATCGAGTCGATCCTCGACGGGAAGCACGGACTAGACGTGGGCTTAGGGCGGTTGTTGGCTCCTTTTCCTACGGACTGGAAGCATCAGCGATCCTCCTTTCGGTGACAGAACGATCTCCGCGGCATCAGATACCATACACATTGAGAAAGGCTGATGTTGTTGGCATAGTGCAGTTGGATGGCCGGCCGGGCATCTCAACTTGCTTCGGATTGATGCCTAAGCCCAAGTTCCGTCTGGTGAATTTGTGCTTTAACGCTAGTCTGCAGCCAATAGCTCACGAATAGTCACTGCAGGATTCCCAGCATGGATGAAAAAGAAAAGAAAAAATTGAGCGAAAGCGATATTTGCGACCTTTTCATATCTCCAGCAATTCGAAATGCGGGCTGGGAGCCAATGACACAAATCCGCCGCGAAGTTACGCTGACACCAGGACCAGTAGTTGTTCGTGGCAACATGTCCTCTCGAAACAAGAAAAAGAAGAAATTTGCAGACTACGTGCTGTCTTGGGAGCCTTCCATTCCAATTGGTGTTGTCGAAGCTAAGGACAACAACGTTGGCGTCAGTCATGGCATGCAGCAGGCGCTGGGTTATGCAGGCATTCTGGAAGTCCCCAGCGCATTCAGTTCAAATGGCGATGCCTTTTCTGAGCACAACAAAGTGCCAGAAGCCGGAGAGGATATCGAACGTGTGTTCCCGCTCAATGACTTTCCATCGCCCGATGTGCTTTGGAAGCGCTACAAGAAATTTCGGGGCATCGAAGACGAGGCCGAGGAACTCGTTCTAGAGCCTTACCACGAGGACTCCTCAGGCAAAGAGCCTCGCTATTACCAGGTAGAAGCGATTAACCGGACCATTGAGGCAATTGCTCGAGGGCAGGACCGTGTTCTGCTTGTCATGGCTACTGGTACAGGCAAAACATATACGACCTTTCAGATTATTTGGCGTCTTTGGAAAGCTGGTGAAGCCAAACGAATTCTGTTTCTGGCAGATCGGAACGTGCTTGTAGACCAAACGCTAGTGAACGATTTCAAACCGTTCGGAAGCGTGATGACCAAGATACGAAATCGTAAGATCGATCCGTCTTACGAAATTCACCTCGGCCTCTATCAAGCGCTGACAGGCCCTGATGAGAGCGACAAGATCTTTAAGTCTGTATCGCCTGATTTCTTCGATTTGATTGTGATCGACGAATGCCATCGAGGCAGCGCTGCAGCGGATGCGGCATGGCGTGAGATACTTGAATACTTTTCTAACGCAGCTCAGATCGGCCTCACGGCCACCCCAAAGGAGACAAAATACGTCTCGAGCACCGCATATTTCGGAGAAGCGATCTACACCTATAGTCTGAAACAGGGCATCGATGACGGGTTCTTAGCGCCATATAAAGTGGTCAAAATAGATATCGACCGGGACATTGAAGGCTGGACGCCGCCAGCTGGAATGACGGACGATCTTGGCGCGGAAATCGACGAGAGAGAATACAACCGCCAGGATATGGACAGAATTCTAGTCCTTAATCAACGGACCAAGCTTGTCGCCGAACGTGTGATGCAGCTATTGAATTCCACTGATCCGTTCTCAAAAACGATCATATTCTGTGAAGATATCGATCATGCCGAACGGATGCGCAAAGCCATCGTGAACGCTGCGGGTTCCTTGGCCCTTGAGCACCCAAAATACGTGATGCGTATCACCGGCGACAGCGTCGAGGGCAAAGCAGAGTTGGATAACTTCATCGACCCCGAGAGCAAGTTTCCCGTCATTGCGACGACGTCCGAGCTTTTGACGACCGGCGTGGATGCCAAGACATGCAAGGTCATTGTGTTGGACAAGACAATCTCATCTATGACGACGTTCAAGCAGATCATTGGGCGAGGCACTCGGATCGATGAAGAGCACAACAAGTACTTCTTCACGATCATGGATTTCAAAGGAGCGACCGATCTGTTCCGGGATCCCGATTTTGATGGCGACCCAGTTGTCATCTATACGCCCGGTGATGATGATGATCCAGTTCCCCCCGATCCACCAAATGATCCAGACGACGATGACGACGGTCCGGGTGGCGATGAACCGGTCGGCACAACCAAAATCCGCGTCAGCGGTGTCGACGCAAACATCATTGCTGAGCGCATTGAGTATCTTGGCCCAGACGGCAACCTGATCACCGAGTCCTACAAGGACTTCGCGAAGAAGCAGGTTCGGTCGGAATTCGCGTCCTTGGATGATTTCATCCGCACCTGGAATGATGCGGACAAAAAACAGGCCATCATCGAAGAACTGGAGGAACACGGGGTGCTCTTGGAGAACCTTGCAGCAGAGGTAGGTAAAGACGTTGGCGACTTCGACTTGCTGTGCCACATCGCATTCGAACAACCGCCACTGACTCGGAAAGAACGCGCCAACAACGTTAAGAAGCGCGACTATTTTACGAAGTATGGTGAACAGGCACGTGCGGTATTGTCTGCTCTTCTAGACAAGTACGCGGACGAAGGCATCACAACGATCGAAAGCGCGAAGGTCCTAAAACTTCAGCCGTTCGACAAAATTGGCACTCCGATGGAAATCATCAACGATGTGTTCGGAGGCAAGGACGAGTATGAGCGGGCCCTGAAAGAGCTCGAAGAACAAATATATAGGCAGGTAGACGCGAAATGAGCGACGTTTCCGGGGTTATCAAATCCATCCAAGACATCATGCGAAAGGACGTGGGCGTCGACGGCGATGCGCAGCGCATTGGCCAGTTGGTCTGGATGTTCTTTCTGAAGATATTCGATGATCGGGAAGCCGAGATGGAACTCTTGGAGGACGACTACAGATCACCGTTGCCCGAGGAAATCCGTTGGCGCTCATGGGCAAAGGACCCTGAAGGCATAACAGGCGATGCGATGTCAGAGTTCATCAACTCGCAGCTTTTCCCGACGCTGAAAGAAAAACTGCCGACGCACGGACCACAAGCCGCCCGGGCGCAAGTCATACGTGGCGTGTTCGAAGACGCATACAACTACATGAAATCGGGCACTCTGATCCGGCAGGTTGTCAACAAAATCTGTGAGATCAATTTCAACAACACCGCTGACAGGCACACGTTCGGAAGTATCTACGAGCAAATCCTCCGGGATTTGCAGAGTGCCGGCAATGCAGGGGAATTTTACACGCCTCGCGCCGTGACGCGTTTCATCGTCAACCGTGTAGATCCCAAACTCGATGAGACAGTCCTCGACCCGGCGTGTGGCACGGGCGGCTTCCTTGCCTGCGTGGTGGATCATAAGCGGAGCAAATACGTCAAGTCAGGTGCCGACGAAGAGGTCCTGCAGAGATCGATCCGGGGCGTCGAGAAAAAAGCCCTGCCGCACATGCTTTGCGTGACAAACATGATCCTGCACGGCATCGACACGCCCTCCAGCATCGTTCACGGGAACACCCTGGAACGCCCGTACAAGGACTACAGCGAAAAGGACCGCGTGAACGTCATCGTCACCAACCCACCGTTCGGTGGGATGGAAGAAGATGGGATCGAGAACAACTTCCCCTCCCACTACCGCACGCGCGAAACGGCCGATTTGTTCATGGCGTTGATCCTGCGACTGCTGAAAACAAATGGGCGGGCTGCCGTCGTCTTGCCGGACGGGTTCTTCTTTGGCGAGGGGATGAAATCACGGCTCAAACAGGCCCTTCTGGAAGAGGCGAACCTGCACACCATCGTTCGCCTGCCAAACGGTGTCTTTGCTCCCTATACCGGCATCAAGACCAACATCTTGTTCTTCACCAAAGGTACGCCGACCAAGGATGTCTGGTTCTACGAGCACCCATATCCAGAGGGCGTGACGAGCTACAACAAAACCAAGCCGATGAAGTATGAGGAATTCCAGACAGAGATCGATTGGTGGGGCGATGAGACGGATGGGTTCCAAGCGCGTGTCGAGACCGATCAGGCGTGGAAGATCAGCGCCGAAGATCTCGCGGCGCGGGGTTACAATTTCGACCTGAAGAACCCGCACGTTGGCGATGCGATCAATCACGACCCGGACGAACTGCTGGAAAACTTCGCTACCACCCAAAATGAAATCCAGGCGCTTCGCGACCAACTGAAGACGATCTTGTCCGACGCACTGAACGGGGCGCGCGCATGACGGACGTAAGCCAGCTGATCACCGAGCATCTGGACGTCTGGACCTCATCCGTCGAGAAGAAATCCGGTGCCGGACGCGGGAGTGGAAAACTCGTAAGTCTTCATGGGATACAGAGACTTCGCGAACTCATCCTCGGGCTTGCTGTGCGCGGGAAACTCGTTCCGCAAGAACCACAGGAGGGCAATGCTACCGATCTTTTGTCCGCACTTGCAGAAGAAAAGCGTGCAGCACTAGCTGAGGGGTTGATAAAGCCCGTAAGGGGAAAATTGGATGGGCCTGCGGATGTAGGATTTGAGCTACCGGAGAACTGGGCGGCTGTACGTCTAGACGAGGCCGCTTGGTCACAGGCTGGGTTCGCCTTTAAGTCTCGGAGCTTTAATGAAATCGGTGCGGGCTTCCCATTGATCCGCATTCGCGATGTCGGCAAAGAATTCAGTGGGACCTTTTTCGAAGGGCCGTACCGGGAAGAATTTTTGGTTCAGAACGGTGACTATCTAATCAGTATGGACGGCGAGTTTCGCGTCGCGCCATGGAGAGGACCTCTAGCCCTTTTGAACCAGCGAGTTTCAAGGCTGGTATTCTTTTCGGATCTCGTTGTCCCCGAATTCATAGCGATAGCTCTTCAATTTGAATTGAGCGCGCTGCAGGGAATAAAGGCATACACCACTGTGGACCATCTCTCTGGGGCGCAGATCGCTAGTTCCGCAATTCCTTTCCCGCCAACCGCCGAACAGCACCGCATCGTGGCCAAGGTGGATGAGCTGATGGGGCTTTGCGATACGTTGGAGGCGCAAGCCGAAGGCAGCCTCAAGGCGCACCAGACCCTCGTCGAAACCTGCCTTGCGGCCCTCGCAAACGGCCAAACCCCCGAAGACCTCGCCCAGAACTGGGCCCGCATAGAAGCCAACTTCGACGCTCTGTTCACAACTGAAGAAAGCATCGAAAAGCTTCGCCAGACGATCTACCTCCTTGCGATAAAGGGAAAACTTGTGGCGCAAGATCCCGATGAGGTGTCAGCCCAACATCTCCTTCAGGAAGTGGCCGACCGCCGGTTGGAACTTTTGGAGGCGGGATACCCAAACGAAAAAGAAGCCAAGACCCAGATCAAGAAATCGGAAAAACAGACCGTCCCGGAAGGATTGCAGGAACTCCCACCAGGTTGGGAATGGGCCACGCTCATGCAGGCGAGCCTGATGGTGATCGACTGCAAGAACAAAACCGCACCTTATTCAGAAGACGGCGTGCGCCTGATCCGCACTACCAACGTCCGAAATGGCCGTTTGAACGACACAGATCAAAAATACGTCGACGAAAAAACGTTCGAGGCCTGGAGCCTTCGCGCGAAACCCGAACCCGGCGACCTATTGATTACGCGGGAAGCCCCCATGGGGGAAGCCTGCCTGATACCAGAGGGTGAACGGCTGTGCTTGGGCCAAAGAATGATGCTCGCAAGGTTGGTCCCCGACACGATAAACAAGGATTACTTGCTCATCACGTTTCTTGCCCCGGACCTGATGGACCGTGTCCAAGACAAGCCGTTGGGAATGACTGTCGAGCATTTGAGGGTCGGCGGCGTCGAGACTCTATTGGTTCCTATTCCGCCCAAAGCGGAGCAAGCGCGAATTGTCGACCGCGTCCATCGCCTCGTCGCTTTGTGCGATGAGGTCAAGACAAGGGTTCAGATCGCACAAGGTCTCCAAAAGACTTTGTCCGATACGCTAGTCGAAAGAGCTGCTTGATCATGAGGTCCGCAAAAACCATTGGTGTTCTTTCACCCTGGCAAGACACCTCGGCAGGGCTCGCGCATGACTATTCATAAGATGAGTTGGTGCGACGAAGACCACCACGGGCACTTCGAGAAATTCTCGGACTTCAACGAGTGGCTGAACAGCGAGGACGGAGAAAAAATCCGGGACGAATTCGGGCTTGCCAAGCTTACCGATCCCAGCAAGGCGTTCTTTGCCGGAGACCGCGAAGCCTATGACCAGGCGTTCCGGGAATACAGAAAGGAAAGGCGGCACGAAGTCCTGTGCGAGCAGTTCTTCGCGGACACCTTTCCTGCCGAGGGTGACGACAACCACTGGTTTGAACTGAACCAGCGGCGCTTTGATCAACTCTTGGGCCGTTTGGCGACAAAGGACACACTTCCCTTCGTTGGCGCAGGGCTTTCCGTGCCCGGTGGTTTTTCGTCCTGGGAGGGGCATTTGTGGCACCAGGCAGAAACGGCTGGTCTGGAACGCGAAGCCGTTAAGGAACTGCTAAAGGAAGGCCAGTACGAGAGCGTCATCGAGCAAATTGTAGCCCTGCGAGGACGAGACGTGTTCGTGCAGGACATTCGCGACGAGTTTGACCGCAACGGCACAATACCGGACGTTGTCTTTCGGCTGGCAGAGCTCTTCTCGGATACGGTGGTTACGACGAACTACGACCGATTGATCGAACAAGCCTTCGAAACAGGTAATCCGGAACCTGTTCAGATCATCACAGGGGAGAACGCAACAGACTTCCCTGACGCGGAAAAGACGACCGTGGTCAAGCTACACGGCGACATTCGTCGCCCGGGCCACTGCGTCCTGAGCAAGGATCAGTACGACGCTGCCTATGGAGCGGGTGATATCGATCTGTCTCTGCCTATTCCGAAGCTGCTCGACTATTATTTCCGGAACAACAGCCTTCTGTTTCTCGGGTGCAGTCTGCACAACGACCGGACAATTCAGGTCTTCAAAGCGATCAAGGCGAGCCACCACGGCGACGATCTCCCACAACATTTCGTTGTCGAGTCTTGCCCAGAAAGCCTGGAGGAGCTGCGGGGCCGGAACGCCTTCCTGGCGAGCCTCGGCCTGACGGGGATTTGGTTTGAAACCAAACGCTATGAATGCGTCGAGGGTATCCTGAGACTCGCTCGGAACGAACTGGCCTACCGCGAAACTCAGTAGCTGGAGCAAGCAATGGCGCGGCGAAGAGCCTGCCATGATTTCAAGAAGTAAAACGCTGATTGGAATAGTTTGCCAATAAGCGCCGCACGTGCGATTCTTTTTGTGGAGGCTAGGGAGCACTGTATGGGAGAGCGCAGCAAAATCGAATGGACGCATCACACCTTTAATCCGTGGTGGGGGTGCGTAAAAGTCTCCGAAGCCTGCAAGAATTGCTACGCTGAGGCTTGGGCAAAACGGACCGGCCAAAGCGTCTGGGGTATCAATGCGCCGCGGCGCTTCTGTGGTGACGCTCATTGGGCGGAACCGGCAAAGTGGAACCGCAGGCTTGAGGGGACGGGCCGGCGCGAGCGGGTTTTCTGCGCGTCCATGGCTGACGTCTTCGAGGATCGCCCGGACCTAGTCGAAAGCCGGACGCGGCTCTGGAAGCTAATCGCCGAGACACCGAACCTCGACTGGCTCCTGCTAACAAAGCGGCCGGAGAACATCCTACGTTTCCTGCCGGAAAACTGGGGGCTTGGCTGGCCGAATGTGTGGCTCGGCACTACCGTCGAGCTTCAAACGCGCGCGGACGAGAACCTTCCGCACCTCGTGAACACGCCGGCTGTCGTGCGCTTCATCTCAGCGGAACCGCTCTTGGGCAATCTCGACCTCAAATCTTACCTGCCTAGCCTACACTGGGTAATAACCGGCGGTGAGAGCGGGCCGAGGGCGCGCCCCGCGAGCCCGACCTGGTTCCGCAATATCCATCTCCAATGCATGGAGGCGGAGGTTGCATTTCACTTTAAACAATGGGGCGATTGGGCGCCCGGTGATGGCGAAAACCTTGCTCGGAAGCGGCTCGAGCACGCTCAGGACGGGACGCCGATGATACGGCTCGGCAAGAAGCTCGCTGGCCGGGCGCTGGACGGCGAAACGCACGATGGGTTGCCACAGATCGCGATATAGCTTTGAACTGCCGCCATTTGGGAAAACGGGTCAGATTGTTGGACGAGTTATTATACGATGAGCGGGAGCAAACGAAAGCGAAGCACGACTTGCTTCGACGGTACCTTGAACGTTTCGCCTACAAGATCCTTCATGGATATGGCGCTGTCGATTTCATCGATGGCTTTTCTGGTCCATGGGAGAACAAGGACAGGACGAAGTTTCGCGACACATCTTTCGGCATCGCCCTCGACACACTGAACACCGTCGCCGCCAACCTCTCAGAACAGGGCAAAGAGGCAAAGGTAAGGTGCATCTTCAACGAGAAGGACTCCATTGCGGCGCAGGACCTAGCGGAATTCGTCGAGCGCGTTCGCCCAGAATTCCCGCATGTCGAAATCCACGCGCTCACTGGCAGCTTCGAGGACAACGCGCCCCGGATTGACCGCCTCGCGACCCATCCTTTCCGCCTCATCTTCGTGGATCCCACGGGGTGGACCGGTTATCCGCTTGACGCCCTCAAGACCATATGCCAGCGGCGATGCGAGCTGATACTGAACTTCATGCACGAACACATCCAGCGCCACCTTTACCACCCATCTGAAGACCGAGAGCGTTGGCTACGAGCCATTGTTGGAGACGATATTGCCGCCGAACTTGCGGGCCGGGAGCTGCCGGCGCAGGATATCCGGGCGGCTGTGCTCCGAATGTTCAAGACGGAACTGCGCTTCGCCTACGCTTGCCACTCGCCGATCGAGATGGTCGAGAAGCGGCGCCTGCATTTCAGCATGGTCTACGGCACCTCAGCTCCTGACGGCGTGTTTGTGCTCAGGGAAGTAGAGAAGAAGGCGCTACCGGACCATGAGTGGAAGGTGCAGGACCGGCGGGCGCGCGGCCAGCTCAGCATGTTCGACGACGAGGAGCACTCCCCGGGGCCATACGGCGCCATGAGAAGAAGGCACCTCGAAGACCTTCCGGCGCTCGTGACCGAGCTCGCCCAGTGCACAAAGGATGCGCCCAGAACTTTTGAGAGATTTGCCGCAACCTTCATGGAGAAGCACTATGTCTCACCGCCAGAAATCAAGAAGCAGATCGTAGAGTTGTCGAAGCAAAACCTCATCGAGCCTACCTGGAAGACGCGCAACAAGAACGCCCGCGTGCCGGACGCCAGCGACCTAATCGTCTGGAAAGCCGACGAGGTCACCTAGCATTCCTGCAGTCATAAGTTCGACGTTGGTTCCACCTTGCGAACGCCACCGGTGTCGAAGTGTTCAGCCGCATCTTCGGAAAAAGAAAGCAATTTCATTCGGTTGTAAGCTGTTCACCAAATTGGCGCAGTCATGAGGTCCGGAGAATATGGGCCCTGAGAGACCGCTTCCGGGCCACTTTGCGCTGGGACCGGTGCTCAGCCGGTCCCGCACAACCCTCGAAAACAACGGAAAAATCCGGCCGC